ATGTGTTTAGTAGTCAATGGAATAATTACTTTATCGCCAAACCAATAAGCGGCTTTGGCAAAGCCAAATAGGATAAGTGTCAGGAAAGCAAACGAAACGCCAAGGCGTTCCGCTATCGTAATTATGTTAGGTTCCATGTTTTACCCCTGCGCCTTGAGTAATTTTCGTAGCTGTTTAATTTCATCTTTGCTTAAAAAGTTATCATTCTGATCTTTATCTCGCTGATCTTTATCCGCTTTGCGTTTCGCTTTTTCTTCTGGCGAAATATCTTTGACCTTGGTTTTCACCTTCCATTTACCAGCCACCTTTTTCGGTGCCTCAACTTCTGTGTCTTGGGTCAGGTAGTCCGTTGGCGGTGTGTCCTCAATTTCCACTAGCACATAGGTGCTGCCTTCAATCTCGCCACCAGTCCAGCCTTCTGCAAAGCTAGTGTTCGGGTGGTTTGTGTGTGGATAGCTTGGAAACTCTAGGACTGTGTCACCGTTTATTTTTGCGTAATTAGGCACTGCTCACCCCTTATGTTTCTTGGTATTAGTTGGATGTTCGATGGGTCGTTGTTGCCAAGAATCGGTGTGCCTTCTGGCACTAGGCCAATCTCTTGAAGTGCTGCCCATGCCTCTGGACAACTCATAGCGTTTCTTATTTTCGCTGGACTCGGATGCCCTTGGGCTAGAATCTCAGCGTGAATTTCTTTCGCAACCCAAACAGTAAATTCATTTGGTGCGTTGTGTTCAAACATCATCTCATCGGTGTAGCCTTCCAAGCGTGTTGGCTCTGCGATCTCGTAAAGTTCGGCCAAGAGTTTTTCCAAGATGGCAATCTCTTGATGGTTGAGAATATACGCTTGTCGCTGGCTTTCTTGAACTGATTCAATTTCGATGATCTCGGCCTCAAGTTCAAGCGTTTCATGTTCAAGGTTGGTGGTCTTTCGCAAGTGTTCAAGCTTGGCTTTCTTTGCTTGAAACTTTTTCGCTCCTACTTCCTCCAATGCTTTTGCTCGATGTCGGCCTTCTAAGAAGCCTAAGAGAGTTTTGATTTTCTCCCATACGGTTTCACCGATCACCTGTGTACGATAATTAAATTCCGAATTTAGTTTGCTTGGCATTGATTAACTTCCGTATGAGGATGCTGCAAGATTCCTTCTTTGTGTTCCTACGCCGGTGGTATCGGTAGAGACAACGCCGATAGACGAAACTAGATTTGTAATTGACACAGGGCCAGACCCATATCCGAATAAAGCTTTATCTGTTCCATAACCGGCGGCGGCTAAACTCTGCCTAACTGTTCCTACGCCTGTCGTGTCGGTAGAGACAACGCCGGTAGAACTTACTTTGTTAGTCATAGATCCAGCGGAACCATATCCGAATATGGCCTTGTCTGTTCCATAACCGGCGGCGGCTAGCAATTGCCTAACTGTTCCTACGCCGGTCGTGTCGGTAGAGACAACGCCGGTAGAACTTACTTTGTTAGTGATAGAGGTATTAGATCCAGCGTTTCCGTAACCGAATAAAGCTTTATCTGTTCCATAACCGGCGGCGGCTAAACTCTGCCTAACTGTTCCTACGCCTGTCGTGTCGGTAGAGACAACGCCGATAGACGAAACTAGATTTGTAAGTGAAAGTTTCACGGTTCCATCGTCACCATATCCGAATATGGCCTTGTCTGTTCCATAACTTGCGGCGGCTAGCAATTGCCTGCCTGTTCCTACGCCGGTGGTATCGGTAGAGACAACGCCGGTAGACGAAACTAGATTTGTAAGTGAAGAGTATGCGGCACCGCCGAAACCATATCCGAATAAGGCTTTGTCGCCGCCGTATCCTGCGGCCGCAAGGTTATTTCTTGGTGTTCCTACGCCGGTGGTATCGGTAGAGACAACGCCGATAGACGAAACTAGATTTGTAAGTGAAACCGTTGTAAATGAACTATCTTGACCATGCCCAAAGATGGCTTTTTTGCCACCTCCATTCCTGCTCACACCCATGATTTTTTGTGAAATAGGCATTAGAAGTTCTGGCCTCCAATCATGCTGTACCAACTCGTACCACCATCCCAAGTGGTCAGTACAAAGATGTCAACTTTTGCATTTGTCGATGTCAAAGTTGGTGCCGTACCGCCACTCCATTTTACTGCTGCTGGCCATGTAACAGCCCTTGCGGTGCCATCTGCGGTAAAGGCTAAAGTGAGGCCATATGCGGTTCCTGTGGTCGGAATGTTGCTAAAGGTGATGCTGGTTATCGCTGCATTTAGCGAGACATGAAACACATTGCCAGAGGCACAATTTAACGCAAGAACACCAGAGGCTATAGTCGGTGCTGTTTTGGTTTCTTTAAGTCCGGTAATTGTTGGGGTGGTCAGCGTTGGACTGGTTGCAAAAACAGCAAGCCCGCTGCCAGTTTCATCGGTCAATGCTGCAAGTAATTGTGCCGATGTAAACGAGCCGAGAACGGCAGCATTACCTGTGCTTGTAATGTGACCAGTTAAGTTTGCGTTGGTGGTTACATTACCAGCAGTTAATCCAGAAGCTGTACCTGTGACATTTGTCATTACACCACTTGTTGGTGTTCCAAGTAGCGGTGTAACAAGCGTTGGACTGGTTGCAAAAACATTTGCCCCTGTGCCAGTTCCATCAGTCAAAGCTGCTGCCAAGTTTGCTGATGATGGTGTAGCAAGGAAGGTCGCAACACTTGTACCAAGTCCAGAAACTCCTGTCGAGATTGGTAAGCCAGTACAAGAAGTAAGCGTTCCACTTGAAGGTGTTCCTAATGCCCCTGATGGTGCAATGTAATCCGTTCCAGAAGTTGCTGCACTTATTGCGGTGCCATCGCCCTTAAGCAAACCGGTGATGCTCGTTGAAATTGTTATCGCTGGAGTTGTCGTGTCCGTTGCCACCGTACCAGCAAAGCCGTTTGCAGATACTACGCTTGCGGTGGTAACGGTTCCGCTGCCAGCGGTTCCGCTGTAAGCAATCGTGAAACTCGGATAAGTTCCGGTAATCGTAATGTCTGCGCCATTCGTGAGAGTAACCGTCTGGTCTGGTTCATCGTTTGTAATAATGCCGGTGCTGTCATCGTAGCTTATGCCGGTACCAGCCGAGAGTGAAAGCCTTGCGTCTGTGTCCGTGTATTGTGTGATGTCGCAATCAATCGTAAACGAAGGATAAGTTCCGGTAATGGTAATGCCGGTGCCGTTCGTGAGCGTTACCGTCTGATCTGGTTCATCGTTTGTAATAATGCCGGTGCTGTCATCGTAGCTTATGCCGGTACCAGCCGAGAGTGCGAGTCTTGCGTCGGTGTCCGTGTATTGCGTGATATCGCAATCAATCGTAAATGAAGGGTAAGTTCCGGTGATGGTAATGCCGGTGCCGTTCGTGAGCGTTACCGTTTGATCTGGCTCCGAGTTTGTTACGGTAATATCGCCGGTGGTAACATCAAGAGAAATGCCGGTGCCTGCCGTAAGCGATGAAACGCCTGCGCCTCCGGTGTAAGCTGTGGTCTGTACCGTTGAATCTGCGAAAGTGATTCCTAAATGATCAACTTCCGTTCCTGTTGACTTTGAAGAATCCCATGCTCGGAGCGTTGTGCCTGCGAGTGAGTCCAGGTAAAGAGGTCGTGGTGTTGCCGAAGCTTGCTCCGTAGTTACCAGCCAGCCAGCCTGCCAGTTAAATTCGTACCCTACCGAGCAAACGATTGAGATGCCATAGTTGCCACTTCGCGAGGTGTCGAAGGTGCCTTTGCCAATGTACTGTCCACTGGTGCCATCGAAAACAATATTTCCGGTGAGCGTGCCACCAGACAAAGGCAAATAACTTGTCGACCCATCGAAATCAATCGTGAAATCTGGATAGGTGCCGGTAACTGAAATATCGGTGCCACCAGTTAATGAAACCGTCTGGTCTGGTTCGTCGTTTGTAATGATGCCGGTGGCGTTGTCGTAGCTTATTCCAGTGCCAGCCGAGAGTGAAAGCCTTGCGTCTGTGTCGGTGTATTGCGTGATATCGCAATCGATAGTAAACGAAGGGTAAGTTCCGGTAACTGTAATGCCGGTGCCGTTCGTAAGAACTACCGTCTGATCTGGATCGTCGTTCGTAACGGTAATGTCGCCGGTGGTAACATCAAGAGAAATGCCGGTGCCTGCGGTGAGTGATGAAACGCCTGCGCCGCCAATGTATGCCGTGGTTTGTACTGTGGTGTCAGGGAAAGTTAATCCAGTTGGATTAACAAACATATGGTTTGCACCATCATAAGTGTCCAAGCCATCAAAATTTACCATCGTTCCTTGTGTATGATCAGCAGATAACTGAACACCAAAGAACTCGCCAGCCATTTCAGTATCATGCGAGGCTCCAAGGCTGGTTATTGAACCCGTCATTGCACCGCCAGCGAGTGGCAGAAAGTCACCACCACTAGGCGTAACAAAAGAAAGGACTCCCGCGCCGTCTGTTTCGATTACTTGCCCTGCGGTGCCGTCTACCGTCGGAAAGGTCAGGCCGTTATTAACAAGGCCAGCAAACTCTACCGCATCCGTTGTGTTTAGAGTCTGATCAAAGGAGTCGCCTGGATCACCTTTAAAGCCTCGGCCATCAAACACGGTGACAAGTGTCTCGCCTTGCGAAACTGTGACGATACCGGATTCTGTGACAACTACAACATCAGGCACGAGTCACCTCCGCCTTCACGGTGAAGGTGCCTTCAATCAGCCTTATTACCGTTGATCCGGTATAGAGTTCTAAGTCGTAGAAGTATTTACCAGGCGTAAGTGCTTCCATCGTGGCAGCGTCTACGAGTAAATCCACAGTTCCAGCGGCACCGCCAAGCGTAATTCGTGTGTTTTCGGTGGTAAGTTCGAGTATTACGGTTGCGGATGCTGCGGTTGGTCGTACTTGCATTGCTGCGGTAAAGCCGGTCAAATCGGTTTCTACCTCGTCAGCGTCGGTGTAAAGGATGGTACGCTCTAGCGTTGCGCCTTGTTCTGCCAAAAAATTGTAAGTTCCTGCTGGCATATCAAGTCCTTTTGAGAGTGTTTTACTATTCAGTTATTCTAATCCACGCAAGAGATTAAGCAATCTTAATTTCAGATGTCAAAGAATTAGGTGGTCGGCCAGTCCAAAAGATATTGAACGGTCAAACTATTCTCGCTTGCCGAGCTGCTGCCGTTGGTCATTCCAGCCATTTTAAAAAGTCGGATGGTGATTAGGCCTGAATAGCTAGAAAGCATCTTTGCCGTAGCTGGTGCTGTGTAAAGTAAGCTGCCATCGGTCAATCCAGTAGATTCATTGAAGTATTCGATTCGTGCATCGGATGGCTCGTAATAAGTAGCCAAAGATGGCGTAACGATTAAATCTTGAGTCCATTGCTGAAAGCTAAATCCGAAGCCTAAAGCAGTTAATTTCAGCCGTATATAGTTTCTTACATTAACTGCGGTGGTAAACTCGGCCTCATAATTGTTGTAGCCTGCCACCTTGTTTAAAGTGATAGAGTTTGGAAGTTCATCCGTGTAATTGTTTACAGTCCAATTATGCTCACTCGGAAAGATTCCGAATTGAGAAAACACATAGCCAATTGATTCTGTTAGGTAATACTTTTTCCCTGCGTTTGTGCCTTCAAGAATTTCAAAATAACTATATTTTAAATTATAATCGGTAGGTCTTGTCCAAGATCCTGCGGAAGCTTCCCAAACACCGCGAGCGTAAACGCTTGTGGAAGTCGTGATATAAACTCGGTCGCCTGCAACTGGCGTTATACCGTCAACCGCTACCAATCCAGAAGGATAGGAATAAGATCCAAGCGTATTCATTGCTCCAGCCATTCGGCAAGGATCTTGCAAATACTGCTCTGGACTTACCAAAGTTAAGGTAGCTGGTAAAACTTCTGCGGAATAATCGCTTCCTGAAAAGGTTACATCAATTGTACTAGGAATGTTTTCAATGTAATTGTTGCCGTAATAATAGTCTGGATTAGCTACTAATGTAAGTGTTTTTGTGCCAGACAAATGGCCAGTAGTTATGGTGCTAAAATTTTCTTTTAGCTCATAAGTTAAGTTAAACAATTGAGTTACCACATAATTAGGTTTCACATGAAACTGACCAGACACTGAGAGCCGGTACAAAATCTTATCTGGATCAGCAGTATATGGTGCGATAGCAGCTAAGTCGCCATAAGTTACAGAGAACCGATTAATTATATACCTAGCAGGATATGTTTGCGGTCTGCTCCTGCCGTTAACATAGCTTAACACGCCTGGAAGAAATGGAACTGAGCCAGCAGATGCCACGCTTTGCTGCCTATGCCACCCTTTTAAGATGGTGTCGTTATTCCAAAAGGATATTTCTGGCGAATCACTGTTATGGTATAAAGTGTGTTCGGTGTTCATCCAGCCAATTACTTCTGTAATTTCGGTGTTTAATTGTCCTACAGTAATACTAGGATTATATGGCGTATTAGGTTCAGGCGGAAAAGAGTTTCTCGTTATTCCGCTAATGGTAAAGCTTACACTCTTCTTTATTTTGTCATGATCGATTTGATTATGTAGCGCAACCGAATTGTCATAGCTGGTGTTGTAATAGTTTAGGGCTTCAGGATCAAACGAGCCTTGGTAATTCGCAAGCAACAAATTGCGCTCATTAAAATAAGGCAAGTCGCAGCATTCCGGAACTGTGGCAACTAACTTAGTGAACTTACCATAAGTTTTAAACTGCAAGTTTCCGCTGCCACCATCTGCAAAAATGATTGGTGTCCGTTCCATTGCATCTTCTAGTGTTGCAGCAAGTCCAAATCTAAAAGTGATAGTTGGCGCAGTTAAAGAGGTAGGATTTGGCACATAATGCACATAGGAAAAACCATAGTAAAATAAAGCTGAGTCGTATCCGGCAGGATAGGCACCGGGAGAACTGGTGTAAGCTAATTTACCGAAGACTGAATAATCATAAATAGTATTATTATTGCCAAAAAAAGAAAAAGAACTGGCACATTCCCAAAACCCTAGCGTTCCGTTGTAGGTGATTCCAGCCTGCACCAAAGGAACTGAGTATGCGCTTGTATTTAATATCATCCTGCGATTAATCCGTGTGACCTGATGCGGGCCAAGAGCAAGTTTACTTGCGTTGTTAAATTGTCAATGGCTGTTTGCGTTGTTGATGTTGCCGTGGCTAAATTTGCGCTGGATATGGTGTGCGCTGCTACATCTGCAACTGATGATTTTCTGCTGCTGACTACCACATTGCCGCCTACCGTTAAGCCTGTAGGAGTTGCTGACATAAGATACCAGCCTTTTACACCGCTTCCGTTTGTGCTGTAGGCGTAGTAATTGTCCGGACTTGCAATGTCGCCATCTAATTGAAGTGTGGTAAATACGCTCGCATTGTTCGGATTACCTCCGCCTGTGATTGACTTAGTAGTAGTCACATTAGGAGTTGTAAAGACTACCGCGCTGGCGGTGCAAGTTACTGATTTATAATTAGCTCCTGAATAAGTGTTCGGTGTGTCCGTCAACCCTAGAAAGTCTGCTGCGGTTGGTGAGCCTGAAAAGTTTGGCCCAAACTCTAAAGCGTCTGCCGTTTCATTCACCATAACAATCCTAGAGGCATTGCCAACAAAACTACTCGGTGTCACATCTACTAGGCCAAGGAAGTTCTTAAAAACTGCGCCATCAAAGTCGGAAGTAGTCAAGCTTGCAGTAGTCACACCTATACCGCTGCCATCGGTATGACAAACAACGCCAGTAACTACCTCAAAAGTAGAGCCGCTTCCGGTAATTGGAAATTTAGCTCCAACAGCAATATACAACGGCCCTACAACACCGCTCCTCGATGTCACACCTTGGAATCTTGCGAAAACATAGCCTGTTGGAAGGGTGTCCGCTGTGTTTGCGGCTCGTACTCGTACTATTTGTGTTGGATCATACTGCGCAAATACATGATTAGTTTCATCCCAATAACTTAAGTTTCCGTTTTGCGTTCCGTCTGCGTATTTTGTCGTTGCCGTTACATTGATTATGACAAGTTCATCGGCTTGGCTGGTAAGGTCTACCGGCTTTACGGCGTATTTGCTGCGCTCGTTAGCCAAAACAGTATTAGAAATTCTTTGAGCATCTTCAAAAGTGAACGAAACATTTTCCATTTAAAACGCTCCGAGCGATAAAAATTTATTGACCCAAGCTAAATTTGCTCTTGGATGCACATTAAACTTTAGGTAAATAGGATCAACATTCCCAAGCTTATAGCCGGTTTCGTCTAAGTCAGAAGGCACCTTTGCGCCTGGTGTAATCGGCGCGAGTGCTGGATTAGCTCCGGAAATCTTTGCATTAAATCCAACATTTCTTAGCCGAGCGTCAAAGCCTGGCGAAGCGTTTTCCGGCAGATTGCTCCAGGAGTTTGGAACAATAACATGAAGCACCATCGCTACACGCCAATAACTTACATTGTTTTCAAGGACTCGATTCGCTGAAATATTCTCTATTAATAAATCGCCTGCGCCTATCGTCTTTGAGGCAATGCCGGTGTTGCCACCAAAAAGCGTTACGCTTGCGTTATTCGTGCGATCAACATAATAATTAAGATTTGAGATATTGAAGTTCAATACATTCCTTGAGCAATTAACGATAAGGAATGGAAAGCGAAACATCAAAGGCGTTGCGAACATTTCGCCAGCGGTGTTGCAAACTTTCGTTGCATTCGGTGAAAAACTCTTTTCGAGAACATAACTTTGAAATCCTGTGGATAATTGAATATCGGCAGGGCGTTCCAAAGGATTTTCTATTCTGTTCGCTGGCTCGCTGCCTTTTTGCTGGCTCTGCACCTCTGGCGATTGTTCTGTGCTGCCACCGGCTCCGCTTGGACTCGCTGCGTCTGGATTCGTGCTGTAATTACAATCGACCAGCCAAGAGCGCGGTTCGCTGCTGTCCTGCTTTGCGCTGGCCCCAACCATTACCGCAGTTTCATATTCTGGATGAGCGTCAAACATTGCCGGTATGCCTTCGGCCTGCGTAACATTTACCATCAATTCATTAATGATGTCGCTTATTACTCTGAACTGTCGATTGATCGTAACTTGATACTTGGAATCTTGAGCCAGTGTGCGATTGCCGAAAGTTTCTTTTACATCAGTGATTGACATTATTAAGCACTCGCAATCAGAGTAGTAGTAATATTTCTTGGAGCAAGTGGCCTGTTGCCTGCAATTACCTCGAGGTGGTCGTTAACTTTGTCCAGCCTGTCGTTTGTGCCTTTAGTGCCATCTTGAAGTTTGGCGTTGTTTCTTTCCATGATTAGCTTATATTCTTCCGTTCCGCCTGCGCTCAACAGCGTAGGAGCTGCGAGCTGTGCGCCTGCTGCACTGCCTTTACCTCTGGCAAAATCTGGATTCTCTGCGTCTGCCTTATCTTTGTTTAATCCAAGTTTTCGTTCGTTGTACATTCTAATTCTGGCGCGGCGTTCTTCTTCGGCCTGTGCCTGAATTTGTGCGCGGCCTTCTGCCATGCCTTCCGTTCCGATTCGGCCAAGATTAAAACCAACTTCACCTCTAGCTCTATCTTGCGCCATTGCTGCGTCTGTCGTGCCTTTATTTACTATGCCTAAAGCCTCGGCAATTGCTGCCAATCCATAAGTAAACTTATCAATCCATTTTTGCGTAAATGCTGCGATTTCCTCGAACACTGCGAGGATTCCATTCATGGAATTAATACCAATTTCAGCAATCGCCAAAAATCCTACTTGCGCAGCGGTCTTAATCGTTTGAAGGATTTCGTACATCCCTTCCCAGATGTTCGTTACATTTTCCACGCCATCGCCAAACGAATCTAGGATGACATTCCAAACTTCAAAAATGGCTTCAAAGTTGCTTGCGAAATCGGTCATGTATTCGCCAAAGCCTTTAAAAAGTTCCGTCATTATATTCGTTTTGCCTGCGGCTTCGTCTAGTTTGCTTGCGACAGAGTTGTTGTTTTTCCAAGTATCAAACCATTCTCCAACAAGCCTCTTGGATTCCATCAACTGCTGACCCATGACTTCAAAGCCACGGAAGAAGGCAACTACCAAAATATCGATGCCGTTCTTAAAATCATCTATCCATTGCCGATTATTGGCAAACACTAAAGTTAATAGCTCCACTTGTTCGCGCGCCAGTTTTACGCCTGCGGTAATCGATTTGAAAATGGCAACATAAGTTTTTGTGCCACCAAAGAAAGCGTTTATTGCCTTGCCGATCTCGAAAAACATCAAGGAAATTTCTTCCTTTGATTTCTTCATGGCTCCGGCGAAGGTGTTTCCAACTGCTGCAATCTGTGCCTGGACTAATTCAGAATCTCCCAGGCCTGCCAAAACTACCAATTGCTCCTGTGTCGTTATTCCGCTTGCTCCGCCAGTTTGCTGAGAAAGTTTTAACTGCGCTGCGACATCCTCCGCAGTTACTACAACGCCTCTCATTTCAGAAATTTTCTTAGCTAAGATTTCCATGATCGGAATGCCGAGCTGTGCAACTGCTTTGTATTGCTTCAACGAAACAAATCCAAACTCATCCAGATTCAACGCCATCTTTTCGAGTGTGCTGTAAGTTTCTCCAATTTCGGCAGGCGAAGCCTTTGCAGCCTTGTAAAAACTACTTACCATCTTTTCCGTTTCTGCTGCGGAAAATCCAATCGACATCATCTTTCTGGCCATGTCGCCCAAGGCTTTTCCGGACTCGTCGTTTCTTCCTGTGATTGTTGAAAGCGTACTTACTAGATTTGCTACGGATTCTTTGGAGTCGCCTGCCGTTTTGCCTATTGCTTCAAGAATTGCTTGCGTTTTTTCGAATGCAATAACTTTTCCCAAGCTGCCTTCAATGCCTGCCTTGATGCCTGCGAATGAAAGGCTTGCAAGGCCTAATACACCAACTAATTTTCCTGCGGAGGCTCCAATGTCTTTGAAGTAGCTTTTGAGAGAATCCGCACCTGTTTTAAAGGCGCTGGCATCCATGCCAACCGCAACGCTCGTTTTAGAAATTGATGTTGCCATGTTATTTAATTTCTCCGCCTGCGGCTTTGACCCAAGCAATTAAGCTTTTTTCCATGTCTTCAGAAGTCTGTTCCGGTTTATTCTCTTTAAAATAATCCGGTAAGAAATCTTCAATGGTAAAAGCTTTTTGGTTAGATCCTCGGTTGCAATTTCCAAGCAAACTTTGCAGACTCGCAAAATTAATATCGGTGCGGTAGCCATCAAGCGGCTCGATCCTAGCAAAAGCCATCCAATCCGTTAACTCATCCGAGTCCATCGTTTCAAGTATTTCGCCTACGGATTTCTTAAGGTGTCCAGCCAAGCGAAACAAGAATCTTTTCGCTGGCTGTTCCCTTAGTTTTTTTCCGCCTGCTCCACCGCTTTTGCCGTGAATCCGTTTAACTCCTGCGCTACGGTGAACAATTTATTCACGATATCGGCAGGCAGTTCGCCAAGTAAATTAACTTCGCTATCGGAAAAAATACGATTGCCGTTAGTATCACAAAAACAAAGAGCAACAAGTTTACTTCTGAAGTTATCAAAATTAAACTTGTCGCCTCCAGCAATTGCGCCTTCGTAGTTATCTCTATCTCTGGCCTTTAAGACTCGGATAAACACCTTGCCATAGCCTTCGATCTCGACTTCCTGTTTTCGTACTACGCCTTTGGCAAATGCCAAAAAACTATCCTTAGAAACTTCCATTAAAAACCTCCTTTAGAATAATAACTAATCAGCTACATAAGTAGGCAAGCCCATTACTTTTGCAGTAAGCTTTCCTTTAACTGCGTTATCGCCAGCAGCTACTGCATCAATTGCGAACTCGGTAATGAATCCGTTAAAGGTGGCACCGCCACCATTAGGAAAAGATATTACAAAGGCTTGCGTATAGTTCGCTTCGAGTGTTTCGAGCATCGTTGCCTGTTTGGCAACGCTATTATCTGGAAAGTAAAAATCCATTGAAAAATCGCCAGCTTCAAGCATCCCTGCAACAAATTCTTTGCAATTATCTGGCGAAGAAAGATTTGTTACATCGATTGCGCCACGCTTTAAAACTGGCGTAGTAATCGAAATCGCTTTGAATGTTGTACCGCCAACCGTAACCGTAGTTCCCATGCCTGAAAATGCTGCTATCGTCATAACCTACTCCTCTTCAAATTGGATAAGATGACTATTAATATAACTATAAACTGGAATATCATTTCCTTCAATGAAAACATCATTGGTTTCTTGATTATTCCAAACACTGCTCACAATTTTTATACCGGAAACTGTTCCGAAAAAGCCGCTGAAAAGATTTCCAACCTCCACGGATAAGCTTTCAACTGCAATTCGATTCGTACCAAATATCATAAATTGAAAGTTTGCTACTGGTAATCCGTTTGTTGTGCCATCAAGATGATAAAATCGTTCTACCGATTGCATTTTGTAAACGCAAAAAGGATAGGGAATGCCTTCAGGCGCGCTATCAGGAAATACATTGTTATCAAATGCTGCTACTGTTTTTAGCCTGGTAGTTACTGCTATTGAAATACTCATTTGAGAGATTCCTTTATAGCTTGCTCCATTGCGTCAAGCATCATGCGCTGCGCTCTGGCCCTTACGGCTTCGTAACTCGGAGCGACAAACGGCATTGCCTTATAGCCTGGATGATTAAAGGTACGGCCAGCGTTACGGCCTCGATTGACTTTGATTTTGTGCGGCTTAACTCCGCCTTCTACAAAGTGAGCGTATTTCGAAGGATAGCCAAGTTCTGCTGCTTTTCGCTTTGGCCCGCAAAACAGATAAGCCTTGCCTTTTTTCATGTCTACATTACTTTTAATCGTAATACTTTTTTCTAAGCCGTTTTTTATATAACTGCCTTTTGAATTGAATCCGATTCCAGCTTTGCGTTTGCCTGCAATGGCTTTGATTTGGCTTTTCTGGACAGCCTTTAAATCCTTGCCAATCGCTGCAAAACCGCGTCGTAAGCTCTTTCTCATCAGATTAGGCGTGATATCTCCAAACTTCGCCAGAAGCTTTTCAACTTCGGTAACATCAATCGTGATTCCGTTTTGCTTGTAAACTGATGCCATTACGAAACCCTTTCTACGCCTTCGATGGTCGCTTCTATGCCATCGATAAAATCTTTAATGCCAACGCTTTTAATTTCGATTGTGTGGCCTTCCGTTTCGATCCTGTCGCCAGGCTCCGCTGCCGTTTTTCGTGTCGTGATCGTGTAGTTCATGTACGCGCCGGTCTGCTCGCCTATTAACTGCTCGCCTACCGGAAAGCTTAATACTCTAGCCCAAAAAGTTTCTAGCGTATTCCATGTTTTAATTGGCTGGCCTACATCATCTGCTGAAGATGTCGATCTCTTTAAGACGCAAACATGGCGCATGACTCCGGAATCAATCATCGGTAATTTCCTGAAGCGAATAAATTTAGTAGAGCATCAACGCCAAAAGGAATTGGACCAGGCGAACCCATTTCAACCGCTGAACGATTCGAGTACCAGAAATCAACAAGCAAAAGAATTCCTTGTTTTAGTGCTGCTGGTACATTCTCCGCTGCGCCGTAGCCGGCGACATAAGTAACTTTAACCGCATCTATTCGATTGGGCATGGTCGAAGGCCAAGGCTGGCCAGCCGCTGGAACGATAAGGCAAGGATTCGATTCAAGCGCAGCTTGGTAAGTTGCGAGCGTTTGCAAGGCGTTTGCTTGGTCATAGTATTCAATGGTGGTAATCGAGATGGTAGGCCCATAGGCGAGCGTTAACCAAGGCTTATGAAAGCCTGCAAAGGTAGTTCTGCGTGTTTGTGTGATTAAGCTTAATTCGCAAGTCTTTTCAATGTACTGCCGAGCCACAATTATTGCCATCGTAAGCCAAGTATCATCTTCGGAATGACTTATACGGCTATGCAATTTCACTTGCGCCAAAGTGACTGGCTCGGTGGCTGGCTCCGATATTATTTTTGTTGTCCAAGTTGGCAGCATGATAAGGCCTTTTTAAGAAATCACCCTAGCAAAAGGAGGATAAAGCTAGGGTGATCAGGAAGGATCAAAACCACAGATTAGATGGTCACAAAGTGCTTAACTGGATTGGTTCCAGCGTTCGCAAGCTTTGCGTCTAATCGGTGATGAATCACCCAGCCAACGAGTCCAGAACTTGAATAAAGTTCGGATTGCCTGGTCAATTCGATGTTGGAAACTTCGCGAATCTTATACGCTGAGATATCACCGAACAAAGCAATCTTGCCTGCTGCGGTGGTCATATCGGAAGCCATGTCGTTACAAATAACGATTGGTGCGCCTAACAAGGTAGTAGGCTCGCCAACATTAGGCCCGCCAAAAATCAAATATCCAGCGTCATCGGTAAGACCGCGCAAGAGCGCAAGGAAGTTATCATGAAAGACCCAACTTGCATTTCGTCGATAAGAAACATCAACGGAATGATAAAGATTGATTAAATCTTGGTAAGCCAGAACATTGTTGGTGGCCTGAGTTGCGCCCAAAGTCGAACCCGTTACCAAGCCAGCTGGCTGGCTTGAGCCGGTGCCAGTCGCTAGGTGTGCGCCCTGTCCTCGAGCCAATCTTTCCCCAAGGATGGTTCCAAGTTCAGACTCAAGATTGATTCCAGAATCTTGGATAAGTTCCCAAGATGCTTGAACCGCAGCAGCGTATTTAT